CACACCTTATACCGGGTAGGCCGGCCGTCGCTGTCATATTCACACGGCGTCCCGGTCCGGTTGCCCGGATACATCTGGATTGTGATCCAGCCATCGTTTACCATGTCGGGAAATCGTACAGTCACAACAAATTCCGCAAACGCCCGAAGCATCTCCGCCCACGTCGCGGCGTCCAGATAGGACCATTGCAGGTTATCTATCTTATATTGATCCCGGCCGACGCGGTCCCCGATAAACTCTCCAAGGGCATTTTTCCCGTCGCTCACGTTGGTTGCTACGATCAGATCGGCCATATTGTCGGGAGGCGGAAACTCCCGACCGTTGATTGTAATAAAAGCCATGTCTCCACCTCCTTATCAAAATGCGAAGCCCGAACGCTTCTCAAGATCTTTAAGTTTCTGCCGGAGTTCCCGGATATCAATGTTGACCACCAGATCAAAGTTCTCGATCAGCTCGATGATCTTTTTGAGTAGGTCAATCATGATGATTAAGTACTGCTCGCTCATGCCGTCCGGCCTGGCTGCCATTGCAACGGCCTTATCGACCATATCTCGTATTCTCCCGGTGTCTTCATAGCCAGGACTCGATGATCCCACCATAGCCAGACGCGGCGTTGCATTGCTTGTCATACTCCTTATGCTATTAACCAATGGTGTAAGGGCTGCTCTCATGCCACCCTGTACTGCCTGAGAGATTCCCTGAGTGATCTGCGTGTTATTGGCAACCGCCGCTTTACCGCCCCACTTACCAATCATCTCAGGGGTACCGTTTTCATTGGCCACAAACATCTGGCCTGATTTCGGGAAGCCTCCGGTTGCATGGCCCTTTACACCTGGGCCACTGTCAACATAGTCGGAAGTGCCTCCCGGCCCGGAACTATCACTGTCACTTTCTTCAGCTTCTTCTTTACCTCGCTTGAACAGATTCTTTGCACCATCTACAATACCGTCCCAGACACTTCCTACAAAATCTGCAATGCCGCCCAGCCAGTTTTTCACGTCTTCCCAGATATTACTCATACCTTCCCACAGTTTGTTCATGATGCTCTTTCCGACTTCCAGCATTTCGTCAAGATTGAAGATGTCCTTGATTTTCTGCCAGATTCCGTCAAACCACTCTTTGATGGCATTCCATTTTTCTTCGATGGTGGTCTTTACGCTATCCCAGATTTCAGACAGCTTATCCTTGATGCTGTTGAATATCTCTGATGCTGAATCCTTCAGTCCATTCCAGAGCCCGGAAGCAAACTCCTTAATCTTTCCCCAAATAGATTCCCATACACCTTTAATAACGCCCAGCACCGTACTTATAATATTGCTTATTGCAGTCATCAGGGTATTTGTCAGGCTCTTCATGGCCTCCCATATTTGGCTGAAAAATGTCTTAATGCCTTCCCATGCCTTTTCCCAGTCTCCAGTAAAGATTCCGGTGATAAAATCCATCAAACCGCCCAGCGCGTCGAATACATGGCCCAGAGTCTCGCTAATTCCTTCCCACCAGCCAAAGAACATGTCAACCAGTCCTGATAATGCATTGCCAATGATAGGAGCCATTGTCTCAATAAACCATAAAACAAATGGCTTAAGGAAATTTTCCCACACTACCGTTATAGCATCAGCGACTTTTCCGGTGAAATCGAGAAACCTATCTATGAGAGGGCTTAAATATTGTTCGTGAAACTCCTGGAATCTCTGGGACATTTCCGATATTACCGGGAGGATGTACTGATTATAAGCGTCCAAAAGTTTTTCTGTTATTTCAGAAAATCCTTTTTTAAATGACATGAGCATAGGTGCTACATGGTCGTTGTATGCGTTACCTATTTTGGTGAATGCTTCCTCGATCACTGACTTAATCGTTGAAAATATCGGTTCAATCGCACTGAAAGTATCTTCCAGCGTTGATTTGATATAATCTGCGTTATTTATAATGGGACCAGTAAGTACGCCCAGCAAATCAGCTGCAAATGTACCAGCCAGTTCAGTAACGCCCATAAATCCTTCGGAAAAGATTCCGATGATGTCAGCTGTAATCTGTTTGGCGCTGCTACTCCGGAAAGATTCAAATATTGTAGCTACTGCGGTCGAAAATCGGCCACTTATCTCAGATATCCTGGAACCGATGTCAAACATTGCTACGATATATTCGATCAGCCGTTCCTTGTTCTGCTCTAAGTATAGGCTGATTCCGCCCAGTAGATTATCAGCAATTGACGCACCAATACTTGCCGTGGAACCGGCAACTTTACCCAGGTTAAATACAAACCGATTTAGAAACTCATCTGCCGCAGAAACAACAGCCGGATCCAGAAATATGTCTTTTAGACTCTGTCCGATGTTACTGATTGACTGCCGGATACTGTCTAAAACATCTTTGTTACCAAAGGCAATGTTGAATCCACCCTTGAATAGACTTGCAAGCTCTCTGGCCTTATCAATGAGCCCCTGATACTTGCTGTCCATCTCATCAATGGCCGAAGTATCAACTTCTCCCATGTCGAACTCGTCGGCTGCATATCCGCCGCCCGCTCCACCACTGGATCCGCCGCTGTTCGGTGCCTGAATGACATTGAGTTCGTCAATACCGCTCGTAGCGCCTTTGATATCCTTCGCGGCCTTCTTCGCAGCGCTCCCAGCTCCTCCCATGGCTGTTCCTGCGCTATCCGCGGATTCTGCTACGCCTTCCATACCGGCGGCGGCAACCACAGCGCCTCCTCCGCCTGATTTCTTCCCAGCAAACATATCTGTCAGGGATTTAAAAGCATTGGCCAGGCTCATCAGCTTGTTGATTATAAGGTTAATAACCTTAATGACAGGAGTCAGTACATTGATAAGCCCCTGACCGATCGTTGCCTTTAAGCTATCAAATTGAAGCTGCAGGATACGCACCTGATTCGCCCAACCGTCAGACGTCCGGATAAAATCCCCGGAAGCCGTTGTCAGCTGCTCCGTAACAAACTTATACCTTAGTGCAACCTTTTCAGCTTCGCTCATCTTTGCGGTCGTTTTGCCAAATCCATTCGCTAAAGCAAAGCTGTCAAGTGCACTCTGGGTCATGACAATTCCCAGATCCTTCAGGGATTCCGTCTCTCCCGTAAACACCGATTTCAGTTTTGTATAGGCTTCGTCCTGGCTGATATTATAGAAGGAAGCCACGTCTCCGGCTAACCCGGTAAGGGCTGTAGACATCTCGTAGGCTGCCTGTTCGTTGAATCCGAAGGCCTTCGCCATAGCGCCGAACGTACCCGTGAACTTCTTTGCCATCGTTTCAGACAGGCCGAAGGATCCTGCCGCTTTTCGGGCGAACTCATCTACTTGTTTTGACATTCGCGGGAATGTCACGTCAACGACGTTCTGGACCTCTGCAAGATCGGACCCCAACTCAATACATGATGCACCGAAATCTATAATCTTCTTAACTGCAAATGCGGCAGCCAGGGCTACTCCTGCCTTCTTCGCCATGCCCTGAATGCCGGCCATCTGCTTCTTAAAGCTATGATCATTTACTGTAAGGTCAAGACCAATTTGCCCAACGCTCTCAGCTGCCATACTATCACCTGCCTTTACTCTTCTGGTAAGACAGGCACATCGGCACAGCGTCTTAGATCTTTAACTCAAATTCTCGCTTGCAATCCTTATTCTTGCATTTAAAAAAGACACCCTGGCATCTGGCGTCCTGATTTCGGATTGCATTTACCGGGTACCCGCAATACGGGCACCTCACTTTTTCTTTCAATGCCTTTATTTTCTCAATCTCAACCACCTCCGCACAGGAAAGCCATCTGCCGCTCCAGATATTCCATCTGCTGATCATATACCTGCGGGCTCATCTGCACAGCCTGACGGTTATGCCACTCATCGTAGATCCGTTTCTGGTCTGCAGTAAAGTGCTTAATAACATCTCTATCCGTCTCTGATCTAATTGCCACAATGCGGCCCAGCACCGTATCCGGAGCGATCCCGGCAACAAGAGATTTAAACTCGTCCCAGCAGACCGACTCAAATTCCTTCGTCCTGATTCTCAGCCCGTACTGCGATAGAAAACTGGAAACGATCAGATCCCAGTCCTCAAACAGGTCGTAGTACGGGTCACTGCTCCCCCCGGCTGTCACCATCGGTATCAATGATTAAGCCAACGGCTGCTTCTACTACCGTAACCAGATCACTGAAGTTCAATTTCAGTTTCTCAATCTCCTTCTGAGACTTCTCTGGGAACATCATTTCGTACATATCCACGATTTCTTTCGGTCCCGGATCTCCATTTCCCATCAGCCCCATAACCTTAAGCATGGTTGGGGCATCCGCATTGACCTCCAGCTTCTTCCCTTTAATCATCAGCGATGGATTGCCATCAAATGTAAGTTTCTCTGTAATATCAATTACTTTTGCCATCTCTTATTCCTCCTTATACTGCGGGCGCTGCCGGCGTAAAAACCGGTTTGCCATAACAGGTTATCTCAAATTCAAGCGCATCAAGCGCCGCTGTATCGCCTCCACCGGGCGTTGTTACATTGACCGTACAGTCAAATGCCAGCTTTGCTCCACTGACCATCTCCCACTCGAATTTGGTCTTAACATCATTTCCCATCTTCCAGGCAAGACTCGCAATATAATCATTGCCCGGGTCTCCGACCGTCCGTTTCCCCTGGAATGAGAAGCTGAGTTTCTTTGCAACTACTTCGTTTTTTGCCCAGCCTCCTGCATCCATGGCGTACCATTCGTCCTGTGTTCCGTCAATCGTTGGAGCGAAATTCGTAAGGTTCATCGGAATCGCCATGTCGCTGTCTGTGCTATCCAGACCTTTTGTACCGAATTTAAACTTATTATTATGCACCGGAAATACTTTCCCTGATTCTGCCATTTTTCATTCCTCACTTTCTCTGATATACAAAATCCAGCCATATCACATATTCATATACGCCTTTATCATCTGTTCCCACGTCGACCGGTTCGGGTACCTGAAGGATAATACAGTGAATGGGCGTATCCCCTATGGACAGGCTGGTTACATTTTCAAGTTTCTCGTATAGCTCATAAGCGGCCTGCTCCGATGCTTGCACACTCTTATCCCAGTGGATCAGAAGGGAGATGCGCCGGATATCGTAGCTGCTGTATTTGTAGCCACCCAGAGCCATCACCGGCGGCCCACTGTCTTTTCGATGGTACACGCCGATGGAATGTTCCTTCTTGCCGTTCAGCTTGCCAATATAGACATTGTTATCGTCAGCGATTCCCAGGCTTGCAATGTAACCGCGGATATTATCCAGTGTCAGCATCATACACCACCTACTCTCTTATAAAATTGCCTGAATGCTTTCTTTGCAAAGTCTTCCTGCTTTCCGCCCTTCAGCCACGGCGCATACCATTCACCGCCGGCAAACGGATTCTCATCTGTCCGGTAATCATATTCCGGATGATAGTAAAGCCGGCGGGCATATGGCGTACTAGAAACCAGACTCGCCCTCCCATGCCTGGATTCGCCATAATCTACGAACGATGCATCTTCTTCCAGATGGCCGCTGTCAAATGGCATAACCTGCGCCTGTACCACTTCTGTATGCAGTGCTTCCGCCGTCATTTCCAGCGCGGTGACTGCTGCCTGTGTAAGCTGTTTAATTCGTGGGAAGTTCATCTTCACCGATGACTTTACCTGCATCAGATCACCTCCAACTGGCAGAAATTAACCGTGCCGTCCGGATTCCTGGCTTTCATGCCCTGTTCGATCCGCCGCTCTTGACCAAACACTGTCACCGTGCCGCCACTGAGAGTTGAAAAGTCCGGCGCGATATCACCTGGGAACATAGCCGTGCCGGTGATCTGGATCAGTTTCTTTTCCGTGGTCAGTATCGTCTTTGCCCTGTCCTGAAAGTTGCACTTCAGATCCAGATCAATTACCTGCTCCGGCTCGCCATGGTTATTCACGTCTTCGGACTCCAGATGGACGTGTATATCTACTTTACAAAGCTTTTTAGGTACTAAACATGGGTATCTCATCAAATCACCTCGCTAACCGGCAACATAAGCCGGTCTGAGATAGCAGGGCGTATGTATCGCGCTTCATCGCCACCCCCTTGTCCGTGTAAACGTTCCAACTTTCCCCAAACTGGACAGATACTCCATTTAGGCTGTAACTGGACAGGATCGTGCTGATTTCGTCGGCATTCTCATATTCAAAATCAGCCTGCTGACAGACCACTTCTCTGATTGTTTCCTGCTGAAATGGTGTTAAACAGGAAATTCCCCGGCCTACAATTCGGTTGTAAGTCAGGGAATCAATATGCCGGCTGGCCTGCCTAAGAATCTGATTGATTTCAGCGCATTCCTTCAGGATTGTACCGTGGTACTCGTTAAAGTAATATTCTAATGTGACATATGGTTCATAGACCATACTATTCACCAGCCTTCTTACCCGGTGCCTTTGTTTCCTGTTTGCCTGCCTTAAGCTCTGCGATCTCCGCCTTCAAAGTCTCAATCTCAGTATTCCTCTCTGCCGCCAGTTCCCGGAGACATTCGATTTCTTTGACGGCCTTTACATGCTCATCATATGGTACCGTCTTGCCGCGGCCATATGCAATTGTCTCACCATTATCGCCCAGAATATCAAAGCCACCGTCCTGATAAAACTTCTGCTGTGATTCGTCAATCGTGTACTCCCTGTTTCCTTTAACTGCTCTCATCTTAGCTCCTCCTTACGCTCCGGCTGCCACATTCATGGCGCAGCCTTCTACCTTTTTCTCCAACAGGAACAGATCGCCAAAGTTACGGTTCTGGTACAGGTAGCCATCAGCAGTTCTGGAATCCGTCCCTGGAGTAAACAGCTTGATGTAACTATATTTATCCCGGCAGACAACGCAGGACGTATGGATCAGGATCCAGTTGATCTGTTTCGCATCGGCAGCCGCCACACAGCCTGCTGTAAAGTCATACTTTGTTTTCAGCCTGGCAGCCGGCACCATCTTAATAGACACATCATCAATACTGTGCACTTTGCGGTTAATGGTGGAGGGGGAAGTCACGGTCATAATACGCTGCATGCCTTCTGCTTCTTTCACAATCTTATTCATGGTCGGGGTTACATACAGGACTCTTCCTTCCTCGGGTACCCCAGCCTCATCCATGCGGGCCATTTCCTCATCAAACGCTTCAAGGAAGTTCGCAGCGGTAATCACGGTTGTATCAATCCGACCGGAATACTGGGTCAGTTCTGCATGCAGTTTACTGAACCGGTAGGAGTCCTTTTCCGGGATTGCCTGCTCTGTCTCAAATGTGTTCTGGATATTTGCTACGGACAGGGTGAGATTGGTCTCGTCGATGTCCATAGGGTCAATCCAGAACTCCACGTCTCTGTCATGTTCCAGTTTCTTCGCCTCCCAGTCATTGCTGAGGGTACCGGAGTTAAATCCCGGTGTCCTGGTATGGTCCTTGTAACCGGATACCGTCATTCTTGGGAGTTTAATGGTCTGGGCGTTAATAAACTTCACACTCTGGTTGCTCTGCGTCAGTGCATCAGAGCACAGTTCTTTTGCATACTTCTGCTGGAGAAGCTGCGTAAAGGTTGTTGCATAATCGTATACTGCCATGTGTTAATTCCTCTCTTTCTTTAAAGTCCAAATGCCTTCTTTAAGGCATCGTCACTGTTTGTCTGCTGGCCGGATCCGCCGGAAGCTCCCACCTGAATAAAGCCCGTAGTCCCTGCCGCCTGCGGTTTCAATGCTGGTACATCTTCCAGTACCTTATTGATTGCATTTTTTAGCGATTCATCATTGATCTTCCCGTCCTGCCCTGTAACCTGGCTTAAATCTGCAATTTTTAAGACATACGGGATTGTTTTGGCATCGAGTCCCAGGCTAATCGCGGTAAGAGTTGCCTCTTTTTCCAGCATAGCCTGCTGAGCCATGGCCTGGGCCTGTGTGATCTGCGTCTGAAGAGCATTGACGTCCGGCTGCTGAGCCGCCTTCTGCTGTTTAAATGCAGCGATGGCCTGCTTCATTTCTTCTTCAGACAAGCCCTGCTGTTTGAAATACGCTTTCAGCGCCGTATCTTCCTTGGCTGCCAGCGTTCCCTCAAGCATCTGCTGAATTTTACCATAATCAATCTGTGGCGCCGCAGTCTGCTGGCCTGTTCCCAGCAGCGTCTGTTGTGCTGTTCCTGCCGGCGCAGCCCCTGGTCCCGGGTCTCCACCTACTGCTGGTTCTGCAAAAAACTGTAAATTCATCTTTCTCATAATCTGATTGCTCCTTTCCATTTCTAAGAGTGTCACTCTTTGTTGCCTGATCCATTATCATCGGTGTCACCGGCCACGCAGAGTTTTAAGCCATACTCGTGTTTGGGCGTAAAAATAGCACCCAGGATAGTCCCGCGCGCTTTACTCATTTCTTCTTTCCATTCCAACACAATACGATAATTGTCAGGCAAATGATTGCCGTTATCTGCACTGCCGGTGTCATGTTCCCACCCCATTTCCGTTGCGACATCGCAACAAACAAAATACCACCGGCCCTTTTACTGACTGGTGGTATTAATTGCATTGTCCCCATGTTTCGCTGATAAGTTCGCCATCTTTTTTACATTCTCTGATAACGCATTTTGATGCCTGTTTTTCATCGATCGGGTTATTGTCATCGTCAAAATAGTAGATTTCCGAATAATCGCCTCCACTTGGGGTTTTCTCTTCGATTTTCTGATATTTCATGGTTCGCCTCCTATATTCCCAAAATTAAATTTAGAAGAGATGCTCTGTTAGGAAAACTCTTCTTAAATGCTTCTGCATCTGCAACATATTCTGCTATACTTTCCGCAAAGTCTTCCGCTGGTGCATTTTCTCCATACGGTGTCGGAGATTTCTTTCCTGACTCTATTATATCTTTTTTCATAGACTCTGTCCACAAAACTTCTGAAGAAAAATGTTTTTCAGTCGACGCTATCTGCCTATCTATATAATGGCCGGACTCATGGCAATATGTTCTTACAACGTAGTCATCATTGTGGGGATAATCATGCCGATAAAATGTAATTTTATCTCCCCCGGTTGCATAGGAATGTGTGAAATTTTTGTACTTCTTCTTCCAATAACTATCCTGCGGGTTATAATAATCCACAAATTCAATTGTCTTTGGCCCCTGTTGTCGAATTGTTTCCGGAACATTTTGCCATAATTCAATTGCCTTTTCGGGAGTCATCATTTGCTTTGCAGAATTCATTTTTTCTGGAAAAACAAATTTTGTTCCATCCGGAGTCTCGTATATTGTAGCCTTTGCAGTTCTCTTGACGCCACCACAGCCATCTGGAAGACCATAATCCTCTTTCGTAACGGCACAATCAATTCCACCGATTGATATCGGACATTGTTTTTTCCACGCCTCCGCCTTCTGCTGATATTGTTTCCGATTTTCATCATCCAACGAGTTGTCAGACAGCCTGTCAAACTTCTCAGTCTGCCGTTTCGCATACTGTTGTTTGGTCTCTTGCGTATTGGCCTGGTCGATGTCCTCCAACTCCTTCTCTGTCCATGAGCCATCAGCCGTGGAGATACCTGGGAAATAGGTTGTATGGCTGTCCTTACATCGTGGGTGATATAAGCCAGCGGCTATGGCCTTGCTCATTAGCGGATACGGCCCATCGGATTTCTTCCCGCCGCTCCATACATCGTCAATCAGGACCTTGCCGACAAACGGCAGACACTTCGGGCAAGGATTCCCACGCTTTACCATAATAACAGTGGTAATTCCCCATTCTTGCCGTTTTTCCCCCTCTCCTTGCAGATACGCCCGCTTGCTGGCCGTCCTGATTGCCATGTCGGCGTAATCAGCCAGAGTGTGGCGGGCACCGTTGGCATACTCCACACAGGCAAGCCCACGGGACAGCATATCCTTTGTAGCCATATCCACGGCTTTCTCATAGGTTCCGGCGCCGGTATTGGCATAGACCTGAGCGTTGTATATCACCTTTCGGTACTCATCATTAGCTTTCCGGAGGATTGCTGTCTCCGCCCGTTCCATATCGTTTGTTGTGGCCTCGATCAGTGCCTCCAGCTTCCGGTCGTTCAGCCGGAAGAACTCCGCAGCGGCCCCTTGGGTGACTTTATTTGCGCCAGTAAATCCATTCTTAATGGCGTTCAGGATCTGGATCTCTTGCTGCATATTCCCAGTCTGCCTTGCCTTGTAAAGAATTTCTCCAATCTGACCGTTAATATCCTTAAACTGCTTCCCGTAGCGCTTCTGATTGGCTTTCTTATACTTCTCCAGCGTTTTTAACTGTTCTGCCTGCCACATGCTCCACTGGATCCCTTCGTCGTCTTCCCATGCTCGGTGATGGTCCATATTACGAATCATGGACGCGATCAGTTCATCTTCAATCGCCTCGAAGGCGGCGCCGATATCATAATCAGCCAAAGGCATCACCTCCCGTTTGAATGTACCTTGAATCCCTGAGATTTAAACTGCCGCGTCAGGTTCTTAAGCTGAGTGACGCTTGTGCACTTATCACAGCGCAGCTCTGCATACTCCTTATTTTCGATAGCATATATCCCAAATGGAACCTGCTCACTTGCCGTCTGGAGTAAGCCCTGGTACTCTTTCCGGCTCATCTGGTACAGGCGGTTCATTACTTTGACCTTCATCTGACTTACCTCCTTCCGTGTTGACCATGAAGCCACCGGCAGCCATATTCATGCCTGGTTCCTCAACTTCTGCGATTCCCTGCTCCGCCTTCAGGCGCTTCACCTCGTCAGCCTTCCACGCCTCGTCCTTGCTGTCTCCCCACATCTCCTCGACCTGGGCCTCAATACTCATGATGCTGGCACCGGGACGGGCTTTAGATAGTGTTTCCACCTGACTCTCGAATGATGGATTCGCATACTCACCGAACGGGATCTCGACCTTCACCTCTTCAATCGGCCGCCCCGTTAGAACATGATAAGCATTGATGCAGGCAGATATTACTTCCGGCAGTTCCTCCTGCAAAGCCTCCACGATAGCATTACGTGTATACAGTGTGGCTTTCTCCTTCTCACGCTGCGCCTCGGCATTGTCCAGCTTCTTGACGTCGATTCCCAGCGTTGATGGGGAGATGATTCCTTGCAGGCAGAGGTCTAAGGCTGTCACATAGCTGGCAAGATAACTCTCATGCGGGATATCTGGCTGCTCCGTTAGAATCTGGTTCTTTCCACCTTCACCCATATTGTCGTCGCCGGCAATAAAACGGTTATCAAATGCACTCGCCTTTAGCAGCTCCCCGGTTTCCGGATTTCGTGGAATATAAGACTCTGGTATGTAAGTTCTGGCCCTTCCTGCCCGGAGTGCGTCCATCCACTGGCTCCATGCCTCATCAAATGCGTCAAAGCTGTCCAGCTTACCGTCAAAAATGGAGCCGCCGCGGCCTTCCCACTTTGTACTTTCGTAGATTTTGAGTGGCACTGCCAGGATCACCGTCTCATCAAATTTCCAGTCGGATATATTCTGCGTAGCTTCGATGGTCTTCATGTCAACCTCTCGATCTCCCTTATAGAGCTCATTCCGTATGTATCCGAACCCATAATGCTCGTAGAGGACATATTGCTGGCGATGGTCCATATATGGTGTTTTAAACACAACCTCTTTTAGCCGACCACGCTCCTGTATGATCTCGATCCGCTCCCCCGGATACCATTCCAGGATCGGGTACTGACTTAGTTTTGTGGCGATTGTCACCTTGTATGCACCGTCTCCGATATACAGTACCTCTTTTACAGATCGCTCCAGGGCCTTCCTGAACTTATTTTCTTTCTCTATCTCCTTCCAGAGTTGCTCCTGCGCCGGACTCTCAAACTCGAAATCATTCATATCGGCCAGCACAATTCCGGAGAGGATCCGCACGATCAAGCCCGGCAGCCCCGTATGAATCTTTCGCATCTCCATGCCTGGGGTACACTTCGACGCCCAGAACTTATACTTGTCCGCATACTCATTGACGCTCTGGTACATCTGTTCCAGTTCGTTACTGTCTCCACGGTACCAGATCCTGTTTCTGATCGCATTAAGTTCAAAGTCCATGGTCTCCTGAATCTGTATGCTCTGCCCCATGGCCGGCTGGACATCAAGCCAGCTGCGGATTCCCCGCTTGATATTCTCATTCAATTTCTGTACCAACCTCATTTCTCTGCCTCCTCAAATCCTATAATCCCCCTGTATGGGATCCAGCCGTACTGTGATGCATTAATCGTATGATCGTTACGGTCCTCGGGGAGATCCTTATCCTCCTGCCAGCTGTACCGATCCAGTTCGCCCAGATGCTCCCTGCATGTATCTACAACCAGATAACACCCCTGCTGGATCCAGCCCAGCATAAACTTGATACGGTCCAGGATCTCCACTTTCTTGTAGCTGTCGTTAAATGTGTACAAGCTGCCATGAAGGCGTTTCCACTTCTTCAGCTCCATGATTGTCGCCTGATCCGCACAATCAATAAATACGTCTCTGGCAAGCCCCCATTCCTTCCGGTTGCGTTCCAGAAAATCCAGGAACTTCCCTACGGTATCCGATGGCGCAAGAGGCTGCGATAGGTCCGCATTACTGTATACCTTCTCGTCCAGCACGATCAGGCGCCGGTCCATGGTAATCCCCTGAAAGATCATGGCGATGGTGTCAGGCGACTTGCTGGAGTATGATGTATCCAGGGCGGCACTGAACTTCTTAAACTTGATCTTGCCGGACGCAATCTGTTGTCGTACCCATTCTGCACTGACAACGTGCTTTTTCCGGTCAAAGTTCGGGAAGATCAGCCCGGTTGCCTTCCCTCGCAATCCCTGAATCTTGTTCTTCCAGATCTTCGTGCCCTTCGGCGTATTCGTCATGATCTGGTCCAGCTTCTCCTTGGAGAGACCCAGGTTATGAGCAAAAGAAAAGAACCAATGTACCCAGCCGGGTTTTGGTTCCTCTCGTAATTCCTCTATGATTTCTTTTGGTGTCTCAGCCTCCCATTCCGGGAGCGGCCGGGAGCAGTTGATGTACTCCTTGTAGACGTCCAGCCCGGGATCGTCCGGGTTAAGCGTTGCCATCATGTAATCACAGCGCATGGACGCCTCGCGGATAAATTCTATGTCAGCCGTGTTGATCTCATCAACGTACAGACAGCCGTACTGGCCGCCCAGGGCCTTCTGCCACTTTGTTTTGTCGCCATAGCCCATCACGTAGATGACCTTGTCGCCGCTGGACGTGTGGAAGAGGATATGTGGAATCTTATCATCTTTGGATCCGTTACCATTGTACTCAGCCAGGATCCCGAAATCGTCAATGATCCCCAGATCCTTGTTGATGATGTTCTTCTCAGCGGTGCCGGTGTCTTTGGCCGCAATGATATGGAGCTTCTTTGGGGACTGTGCCACCTTGAGCATGAACTTGAAAAGGCCCACTGTCGTCTTCCCTGCATAGGTAGTTAAGTGCCCTCAAGAAATTCGACGGGTGCATCACACCTAAGAAACGCTTTATATTTCTCTGACAAAAGTAATCGTTCAGAACTCATGAGGAGACATCACCTCCCCTCATCTGTCCGATCAGGTCATCAAGCTTACTCTTCTCAGTGTCGAGGCCGCCGGACAGATTGTTCTCGACCTTCGTGGTGTATCCGTATTTACTCATCCAGAGACCGGCCAGCTGTGACGGGATCACCTGGAGCTCGAACTTGCGGCGGGCATCAGCCTCGCATTCCTCCCTTATGCGCGTGACGATGTCCCCATACCTCTTCTTTCCTGCATAAGTATCATAGAATTTCGATCGGGCTATTCCCAGGTACACACAGAATCCCTCGATTGTATAAGTGATACTCCGTTTTAATTCCTTGCTGACAAACTCGCTGTTCTTGGAGCTAAATTCATGGGTCAGTACTTTCTGGTCATCACATACCTGCTTGTACTCTTCCCATAACCGTTCCATCTCCTCTGGAGACTTGATTTTTAATGGTCTTCCCATGAAATCACTTCCTTTCTATTTTGGGTAAAAGAAAAGCCCCCGCATCTCTGCAAGAACTCAGTCAAAGGAGAAACATGAATTATGGAGGATAAATCAGCCACCGACCGACGAAAGCCGGCGGCCGTCAATTGGGGGAGGAAATCCGTTTTTCAGATCTTCCAGTTTAAAGTCTACCACATTCGAAGCGAACAAAACGAACAAACTTATTTTTCCTGAAGAAATCTTTCAACTGCCATTCTGCAACCATCTGCTGTATACTTTCCTCCCATACGATGTGCCACCTGAACCCATGACAGCTCATCGAAAAATTTATACCTAATCATGCGCCGCATTCTGGAGTCAGCCAGACTATTTATGTAATCGTCAACCTCGTTGGTCAGTTCGAGGAGTTGCAACTCAAACTCATCTAACTTCTTCTTGCGATCCTCCAGCAGCTTCTTACGCCGGTAATAGTCTGGAACTGGAAAGCCGGTAATCCGGATACTGCCATATGTTCCGTCAGTCCGTGTTCCCTTGACGGAATCTGACACCTGGCATCGGCTCGTCTCCATCTTCTTGATCTGCTTTTCCAGCTTTGCGATCTCGTCACGCAGATCCTGATATTCCATCTTTAGACTGCTGTACTGTTCCAGCACCACCTTGTCCAACGGCTCCACCTCCTATCCGTGGATGATTATAACCTCCAAT